TGTTGGAACCACTGCTGGTCAATATGCAGGTTCTGCTTTTAAGGCAACTATTGCCGCAGTATACGACACTGCTCTTCTTCTAACCGACGTATTTGGAACAAACGGTGTTAATTCTGTTCCTACTTTTGGAAGCACCATTTCATCAACAGCAGATAATGGTTCAACTGTAATCTCCAACTGTACTGCTAAGACTGGCGTTTATCGTTATGCTACGGAGGATGTGCCACCTCTTCCACTAGATAACCAATCAGAAAAGAATGCTGTTTATGACGAATTGATCGCTGCTAAGCGTATTACCGACACTTATGCAAGAGCAGTTATTCGTCGTTACAATTGGGATTTAGTTGCTAACCCCAAATTTGATATGTGGAAACCAGACTATTCTGCTACACCAGCAGGTGGTGGAGGTATTGGTAAGTCCACAGCAACTGGCGCAACTTCAATTGCAGATGCTAAGTTCTATGTAATGAACTCAGCATACGAAGTCTTCAAGTGCCTATACAATGGTCAAAATCCTTCAAATGCTACTGGTCAGAACGCAACCGAAGAACCAATCACAACTGGTGCTAATTATGCTGCTGGAACTGGTCTTTACACAGAAACAACTGGCGCTGGTTACATCTGGAAATACATGTACACCATCCCAACTGATGATGTACTAAGATTCCTATCATCCGATTTTCTACCTATCGTTCTTCCTGCAAACTCTTCACGTACTGCAGTAAAAGCTTTAGCAGTTGACGGCGCTATTGATGCTGTTCTGATTAAAGACGCTGGAACTGGTCTTCCTGCTTCTTCAACCCTATACTCTGCTATTAAGGGCGATGGAACTGGTGGTATTGTTAAGATTACCACAAATGGTTCTGGAAACATCACCGCTGCTACCATCCAAGCAAGAGGATCTGGTTATACCTATGCTAACGTTCTTCTTGTAACTGGATCGGGAACTGGTGCCACTTCATATGGTCTATTCACAAACACAGCTCTAACAACTTCAGCAACAGTTACTGCTGGAGCGACTGGTTCTGTAGAGTGTATCCTACCTCCTCTTGGTGGTCATGGATTTGATCATGAGCAAGAACTAAATGCTAAGAGAGTTATGACGAACATTCGTCTAACTTATTCGGAAGGTTCTGGTGACTTCCCAGTTGATAACGATTTCCGTAGAATTGGTATTCTTGCCGATCCTTACAACTATGGAACAACGACCTTCTCCACAAGTGATACTTTGAGTGGATTGAAGGCAGTAAAAATTAGCAACGCTACTGCAGATTACATTCCAGACGAAAAAATTCAACAAACCGTTTCTGGTGGAACTGCCTACGGCACTGTTGTTTCTTGGACCCTCGATAGTGGTTCAACAGTAAATGGTGTACTCAAGTACGTCCAAACTAATGACGCACATGCTGATTCAACAGGTGTTGTAAGAAGCTTTACTGGTTCCAATGCTATTACTGGTTCTCAGTCTGGTAATTCTGGAACACCAAATACAGCATATGGTTCGACACTACTTGGTGTAACATTTGCTTCTGGATATGCAAATCCAGAAATTGCAAATAACTCTGGCGAAATCATTTATGTAGAAAACCGTAAGCTCATCACTCGCGCTGCGGACCAGATTGAAGATATCAAACTAGTTATCGAGTTCTGATATCCAAAAACTTCGCTAAATACTTGAACGAGAATGCTAGTATTATTGGCGAGGTACAATGCCACAGAAGACCAATCTTAACGTAAATCCTTATTACGAAGACTTTGACGCGACTAAGAATTTTTACAAAATTCTTTTTCGTCCTGGTTACTCAATTCAGGGCAGAGAGCTAACACAAGTTCAATCTATTTTACAAAATCAGATTGAAAGTTTTGGCAGATATGCTTTCAAGCAAGGTCAGATGGTGATCCCAGGTGAGGTTGGTCTTAATACCAAGCTTGACTATGTAAAACTATCTTCCGTTTCGGAAGTTGCTATTAACGAAGGTAACGATATTGTATATAAAAAATATGATATCACTCAATTAATAGGTCAGCAAGTTGTAGGTCTTACTTCTGGAGTAATTGCAACTATTATATCGGTAAATCTAGCAACCGAAGAATCTGCAGATACGATTTACGTTAATTACTTAACCAGTGGTAATTCAAATACAGAACCAACTTTTAGACAGGGTGAAACCCTAGAGGTTGTTGATGGTGTCAATACACCACTATTAGTTGTTGGTACTGATGGTAGTGTTCTTCCAACCAGTATTAGTATTACAGACCCAGATAGTGGCAACGTTACTTCTATCGAAAGCCCAGCAATGGGTTATGCTTCTGCTGTAAAAGTTGCGGAAGGAATTTATTTTATTAATGGATATTTTGTTAGGAATAAAGAAGATCTTCTAATTATTGACGAATATTATGATAAACCATCTGCAAAGGTGGGATTTGTTATTTCCGAAAATATTATCACACCAGAGGAAGATGCATCTCTATATGATAATGCTATTGGGTCATCTAATTACACAGCTCCTGGTGCTCATAGACTAAGCATTTCTCTATCACTAAAAGAATTTGCTTTAGATGCAATTACGGATAAAAATTTCATTCAACTTATAACTGTTTCTAGGGGGGTTATACAAAAGAAAGTATCTCCAGCAGATTATAGTTTATTAGAGAATACTCTTGCAAGAAGAACATTTGATGAAAGTGGTGATTATGTAGTAGATAATTTTGCGATTGATGTTCGTGAGTATGCTCAAAAAGACAATAACAATGGCATTTATTCGGTTGATGAATTCGGACTTTACAATGGATTGACATCAAGCGAATCTGCAAGAAAAATGATTGCCAGCATAGGTCCTGGTAAAGCTTATATTAAAGGATATGAAATTGTAAACAAAGAAATTAAATATCTAGAAATTAACAAAGCACGAGAAAGTCTTAGTAGTGATAATGTAACTCTTAAGACTAAGGGATTGCCATCCTTTACGATTACTAACGTTTTCGGTAGTGTTCCACTTAACAAAGAAGGTTCCGATCTCACAGCATATCCAGATGTATTTTTATACTCATCGTTTAATGATGGTTCTATCGGACTGAATAACACAGAATTAACTACGGATCATAGACAAACTCTCGATAGAAGAGGTTTGATTTTTAATTCAAATGACGCCCTCAAGACAATTACTATTCAAGTAAGTAGCACAACTACATTGATTGGTAATATTACCGATGGCACTTTCCAGAATTTAATCGGAACTCTTTACTTTATTAAATCGAGAAGCGATGTTGGATCACCAACGTCAGTTGGAAGTGTAAAATCTATTTCTTATGCCGTTGTAAATAAACCTCTGATTAATCCATCAGTATCTGTTAAGTTCCTAGAATTGACTGTTACTGGATCAAAAAATGAATTAGATTTACTACTTCTAGAGTATGATAATGGTGATGCAGAATATAGAAGAAGATTTTATTTAACCGAAGGTGATGCACAAAATCAAACAAATGAATTTGGTTTCATTGTAGATTATAGACAATCCATTACACCAGTTATCGGAAAAGTAAAACCAAGTAATTTTTACTTACAACAAAGAGCTCCTGGATTTAATTCAGATTCAGATATTATTCTTTCCAAGGGTCGTCTTTCTGGTGGATCTTCTGCATACAATGCTGCATTTGGATTTTCGTATTTTGATCCTCAGTTCTTCACAAGAATAACTCTAGAAGCGTCTCCAACAGGCGTTGATGCGTTTGCTGTTGGAAAGTATGTATTTGGTCTAGATAGCGCCGCATATGGCGTTATAGAGGGTGCTGCGGACGGAGTATATTCTACTGGCAATCTCTTATTTGTAAAGACCCTATCAGGTAGATTTTTACCTGGAGAAACAATTAGAGATGAATCTGGAAACACCATCAAGATTGCAAAAGAAAATACAATCTCTCATTTCATTGTTCAAAATAGAGGTCTTGGATATGCCAACGGTGCAACAATTCTGATCAACGGATTAGAATATGATTCATCAAAGGTTCAATTATTCTTAAGTGGTGATGGCAAGGTTTATAAGGCAATCATCAATAACAGAAACGCGGTCAATGTTGAATATTCACAACCACCAGCAGTCACTGTTAAAAATCCAACTGGAGCTCCAACTCCAAATGCTGGTGCTTCTATTGTACCTGTTCTTTTCAGGGATACTGTAATAACTTACACACCACAAAATGTAAAATCTGTTGGGTGTAAGTATGGTTCTGGAAATGCCAACACCTTTAGTGCAGATATTTTAATTAACAGCAAAACTTTTTCAGAAATCAAATCAGTTACTGATTTTACATTCTTTGGATCTCAAGGTTTTGATTTCATTGAATCAACCAGTTTTAGCGCCGATGCTAGCACACTCTTAATTCAGGGTGATGTAGTTCAGTTTTCCGATACAGATAATAATCTGGTTCGTGCTACTGTTCAGTATGCAACTAAGCCATCTGGTTCAGAAAAGACAAGAGTTTATTTGGATACCGTTCTTCCTGGTGATGTTTCAAACACAAGTATTGTCAGATTGAGACCCGTATTAAAAAATCCAAATGGTGGAACTCTTCTATATCCAACTGGAAGCAAACAAGTAGAACAAATTTCTGCTGGTGGAGATGATACTAAGATCAAATATTATTTCCGTAGAGATTTTGTCACCACAGCATCGACCAGTGGTGGAACAATCACATTTGCTGCTCAGTTGCCATACGGAACGCAAAGATTTTCGACGTTTACAGAAGATAATTTTATAATTACTGTTTTGGATAAAGGAGATGCATCTAATATTCAAAACGGAGACATCATTTATGTTGATGCAGATTCTGTAGAGATTTCTTCTGCAACCGACACCGCAAGTGGACTGACCTCTGGAAGTATTAGTTTACAATTACCATCAACATATTTTGGAACAATACCATCAAATGGAACGTTCCCTAAACTCAAACTAACTGCTACTCTGGAAGTTAGCAATGCAAAACCAAGATTAAAAACTGTAGTTAGAAATAAGCGTATCATTGTCAATTCTTCTGGTGACCGAGTTCTTCCATTCAGAGGAACTGACTATGATAATGAGGTTGTTGATCTATTATCATATTCAGACGCATTTAAACTTAAGTATGTTTATGAAGGAACTAGCACTCAACCACCAGAAGCTGACAGTGCTGGTAATTTGATCTCTGGAACAGATGTTACCTCAAGATTTACATTTGATAGTGGACAGAGAGATACAATTTATGATGTTTCCAGAATTGTTTTAAAACCAGGATTTGAACCAACCGTTGGTCAACTCTTGATTGCATTTGATTATTTTGAGCATTCTCAGGGAGATTTTTGCACCATTGATAGCTATCTCCATGAAGCTGGCGTTGCTGAGGATGAAATTCCAACATTTAATTCTTCTGTTCATGGTAATCTTGAACTCAAAAATGTTTTAGATTTCAGACCCAAAGTTGATAATACCACTATTGTTCCTGGTTTCCAGGATACATCTTCTCTATCAATTACAACTGGACAATTCTCTGGATCTGGATCTGTTATTTCTTCAACACCAGCTGCAGATCTTGGTATTGAATATACCTTCTCGTTCAGTCAAGTTCAATATCTAGATCGTATTGATGGAATTTTCTTGAACAAGAAAGGAGAATTTTTTGTCAAGGAAGGAAATTCTTCATTAAATCCTTCAAAACCAGATACTATTGATGATTCCGTCGCTCTATTCTATGTTTATATTCCAGCGTATACCAAAACAAGCAAGGATGTTAGGGTTACTCCTGTAGATAATCGTAGATATACAATGAGAGATATCGGTAAGCTAGAAAAGCGTATCGAACGTCTTGAGTATTATACAACACTAAGTATTCTTGAGCAGCAAGCTCTGAACATGCAAGTGAAGGATGAAATTGGATTAGATAGATTTAAGAGTGGATTTTTTGTTGATAATTTTGAATCTCATAAAATTGGCAATCTAACTTCGATTGATTATAAGTGTGCCATCGACAGTCAACAATCTGTATTGCGTTCCCAATCTAAAGAAGATTGTCTTGGTTTAAGAGAGGTCAATACTAGAGAAGATCAAAGAGCGGTTTCTGGATATCAAAAATCTGGAGATATTATCACTCTTCCATATACCAGTTTGAAACTATTTGGAAATTCTTTTGCTTCTAAAACCATCAATCCAAATCCATTTGTTGTTATTCAATATGTTGGCGATGTAAATATTTCTCCAAATATTGATCACTGGTATGATCAAAATGTAGATCCAGTAGTAGTTGACACAAATACCAGTTTGTTTAATATCTTCCTGGCAAAGGACGATTCAAAAGAAAGTTTTTCAAGTTTGTATAATTCTTTCATTGTCAATTGGGTTGGAACTTCTCCAGCATTTACTTCAATTAATTCTCTAGGAGAAGTTAATACTCAACAAGCAACATCATCTGTTACTTCTGCTTCCATCGCTAGTTCTTCCAATATCAATCCACACAACAATGATATTGGTAAAGGTGTTCAGACAAAATCAATTAATGGCAATTTAGTTTCAACTGCTTTGTCTTTCTTTGTAAGAAGCGAACCAGTGAAGTTTGTCATTAGACGAATGAAGCCAAATACAGTGGTAAATGTTTTCTTAGAAGGAAGAAATGTTAATCGCTGGGTAAATCCAGACCTCAGATTTACTGGAGTTGCTGGCAATTCATTATCATCTTTCAATGGAACAATCGTAACTGATGAAAATGGTAATGCTAGCGGACTAATTCTAGTTCCTGCTGGATTACCTCCAAGAGAAAATGCTACTTGGACTGGCGATGTATCTACGATTGATTATGATACAACTGGTGAGCAAATTCGTTTGACGACAGGAACTCTTACATTCAGATTTACTTCAAGTTCAACTGATGAATCAAAGGATACTGTAGATACTTATGCTGAAGTTAAGTACTACGCTACTGGCATTCTCCCAGAAAATCCAGGAAGTATTGTTTCAACTAAACCAGCATATTTCAAATCAAATGAAGGCGTTCAGGTTATTGACAACAATACTGATAATCCACTGAAGCCAAATCCACTTGCTCAAACATTCAAAATTGAAAATTATGATGGAGGATTATTCTCCACTGGTGTCGATCTTTTCTTTGCTAAAAAGAGCAGCAATATTCCTGTGAAGATTTATCTGACTGATGTTGTTTCGGGAAAACCTGGAAAAAATGTTGTTCCTGGTTCGGAAAAAACTCTCAATCCAAATACTTCACTGAAGTGTTATGCAAATGGTAATGTAACAATCACCAAGGGTGAAAGTGTTACTGGTTCGAGTTCTTCTGCAAGTGGTCCAGTCTTAAAGGTTATTGATAAGAATGGAGTTGAATTAGTATCTTCGACATCAGGTAAGTATTCATTAACGAATGAGCAAGTTTATACACTTGTATTGAGCAATCACAATGGCAAGCCATTTAAACAGAATGAAGATCTGATTATTCCATCGGTAACACTCGCAAATGCTACAGATGGAACTCAACTCAAACTAACTATCGCAAAAGACAGTGGTAAGGTTTCTAGGATTAGAGTAAAAAATCCTGGTCAAAATTATGATAGTGCTATCCTAACAATTGAAAGTCCACAACTTCCAGGCGGATCTGCAGCAACTGCTCGCATTGAAGTTTCTGGTGGAAAAATTTATAATGCAGAAATTTCACTATCGGGATATGGATATACAGAACCACCTTCTGTCGTTGTTAAAGGAGTTGGAAATGGTGCTAGTGGTTGTGAAATAGAAACATTTATTGATATTGATACTCCAGCTGTTCAAATGGGAGTAGCAATAGATACTGCTGGAACAACTAATTCAACAATTCCATCCAAGTTTGCGTTTGATTATCCAGTCTATTTACAGAATAATACGGAATATGCATTAGTAATCGAAACAGATTCTGTTGAGTATGAACTATGGGCATCTCGTCTTGGAGAGATTGATATTTCCACAAGTACAGTTATTACAACCCAACCATCTCTCGGATCTGTATACAGATCACAAAACGTAGATAATTGGACTGAGGATATTTTTGAAGATCTAAAATTCGATTTCTATAGAGCGGAATTTGACATTTCAAGACCAGCAGAATTCCTCGCAAC